GTTGTTGTTTTTATTAAGTGTATACAAATATAAACTAAGAAAAGTAGAGTGTCACACTTCGGATGGGCAAAATCGGTAATCGGTGATGCCCTCTGGTCGCGATGCCATGAGCGCCGTTTTAAAAACAATGTGACAAATGTGACACTCGCGGTGCGTAGCATCTTCGTATCTTCGTTGTCAAGACCTTCGTTGGCTATTGTTCGATGTATAGCGCCTGGCGCTTTCGTATTCCGTGTCGGCGCGCTTCGCAGCTTCGCCGTGCGAGTATACTTTTACAACGTCGTCCGTCGTCGCCGCGAATTCGTACTCGACGGCTAAGTACTTCGCGCGCAATTCTGAATGCGCGAATGCTGTACATTTCGATCCGTCGCGCATGAATACTGTGTACTTGTTCATGTTCTTCGCTCCTGAGCGAGTAGTGCCTAGCGCGTAGCAACCACGAGTGTCAAGACTTTCGACAAAGTTCGTAGCGCGCCGTTTCGACGCGCTACGAATGCTGCATTGTATACTTTTAGTCTTCGTCGCACTCGGCAGCGAAGAGCAGCTGCGCCGCTTCTTCGATGCTGCAATCTTCGAACTCGGCGACGGATTCAACAATCTGTTCAAAGCTCATGGCATACTTCCTCGTAGTGCAACCTCATGGCTGCAATACACACGGGCCACTACCCGAAGGCAGCGGCCCGTGCGATCACGGATTGCGTTTGTCGTACCACCACGCAACGAGGAACGTTACGCAGTACGGCACAACGAGGAGCCAAAACAGCAGGATGAGGTCGCTCACTGCCGTGCGTCCGCAGCGCTGCGGTTGTTGTCGCGCAGCCACTGCATGCGTTGCTCTTTGGCCGCGCCGCTACGCTCGTTCGCCGCCTCGGCGAGCAGCAACTTGCCCGTCAGCTCGCGAATCTCGATGCGCTGCTTCTTGTACAGATCGCGCGCGGTGTCCAGGCGCGCAGCTGCATCGGCCAGCAGGCGGCGCAGTTCTTCGTTCTCGGTCATCAGTGCAGCTTTGGTAACGGCCATCGTAGTGTCCTCGTTAGCGCAGGCGACATTGCCTACATGAAGAAAGGCCACTACCCGAAGGCAGTGGCCTTGACCTTCACGCTGCGACGTGGCACTTGTCCGCAACGGCCTGGGCAGCGACGCCCGTCGCCGCGACGACCTTGTCCGTGGTGCGCTTGGCGAAGCGCACGACGTTCTGGCCCGCTTCGGTCTTGGCCGCTTTGGGCGCGAGCACCGCAGCGGTAGCACCGAGCGCAGCAGCAACAGCGAGTTCGAGGATTTTCATGTCAGTGTCCTATGGTTGACGTAGGCGACGTTGCCTACACCTGAACAGGCCACTACCCGCTTTTGGGAACACCCCCCGCCGGGGTATAGGATTCCTACGTGTTTAGCTCTTGCTCGTGATCCGAAGTCGGGGTCTGACTTATAGGAGCGCAGAGCTAAACCACGGCTTTCCGCTCCAAGTACCAAATCCCCAGTACCAGGTATACAAGTATACCAAATTCCTGTATACGCAGTACACATTTCCACATCTATACAGCTATCCGCCAAGTCCCTGAATTTACCGGACTTTGAACATCTGTTTGCGCGCTGCTACGTTCCGCGGCAATCAAGCAGGGACAACCGCCGTGAGCACAGATGCAATGTTCCACGTCGCTGTGTTCGACCAGCTGGAAACGGCGTTGGAGCTGCTGCTTGACGGGCTGCGCACGGCGCACGGCGCGGAATTCTCGGCGAGCGATCTCGAATGGCGCGAAAAACTCGATCACACGACGCTGCTGAGCGAATCGACGCTGTGGTGGAAAACCACGCCGGTGCTGGAACTGACGGTGCACAGCCCCTCGTTCCATTGCCGCTGCCTGCTGAAGGAGTCGGCATACCGGCACTAAGCCACCTGACCCAGGCCGAGGCGCAGTTCGTCTACAACGTCGAAACCCTTGGCCTGCCGCTCAAGAAAGCAGCCGACCTCGCCGGTCTTCCGTACTCCCAAGGGCTGCAGCCCCATATCTACGAAGCCCGCGATCTGCTCAAGCGCCAGATGCGCGGCCGCGTGGCGATCACGAAGGAAGACGTCGTGCACGGCATCTGCGATGCCATCGACCGGGCCAAGATCATCGCCGAGCCATCCACCGAGATCGCCGGTTGGAAGGAGATCAACGCCATGTTCGGCTACAACGCCCCGGCGAAGCTCGATATCAACATCAAGGCGTCGATCAGCGCGGCCAGCCAGCAGGTGCGCACGCTCTCGGACGCCGAGCTGGTCAAGATGCTTGGCGCAGGCTCCGTCATCGACAGCGAGTTCTACGAAACGAAGGAAGAGGCATGAACAGCGTCGTTTTCCTTGTTTCCACCGCCGACCCCTCGGTAGTAGTGCGCGGGCAACTCGGCCGTGTCGTCGAAGTTCCTATGGAATTCGTTTCGCAGCTGAACGGTTTCGTTACGTTCATCGAGCCGCCCGCGCTCGAACCATTCCAGCTCGAACTCCCATTCCCGCCGCAGCAGTGACCGACGAGATCAAAATCGAATGTCGCTCGTGCGGGCAGCACCGCCCGCTCGACGAGTATCGCTTCTTTCAGATCAAGCCGGAACTGCTGTATATGGACTTCTGCGTCCATTGCGAACAGCGCGAAGGCACGCTGGCGCTGTACCGCCGTTTCAGCACCTACGCCACGGCGCAGATCGTCGACGCCGTGTTCGCCGCGGCGCGCGTGCCGGAAGAAAAGCGCACCGACGCGCAGAAGCTGCTGATCGTCGAGCCGAAGCTCGACGCGCCGCCCAAGACGAACGAAGAGCTGCTGCAGCGCGAGCTGGCCCGGCGCGAGCTGTGCCGTCGCCGCCTGATGTACTTCACCACGACGTTCGACTCGCGCTACACACCAGGGTGGGTGCACCAGGACGTCGCGCGCCGATTGGAGCGCTTCGTCGAGCGCGTCGAGCGCCGCGAAAGCCCGCGCCTGATCCTGTGCATGCCGCCGCGTATCGGCAAGAGCCGCGAGACGTCGGACATGTTTCCCTCATGGCTGCTCGGCAAGCACCCGGAGTGGGACGTGGTGCAGGCCAGCTACGGCGCGGAACTGGCCGAGCAGTTCAGCCGCAACGTGCGCGACCGCGTGCGTGACGACGAGTTCGTGGCGATTTTCCCGGAAACGAAGCTGCGCACCGACAGTCAGAGCATCAGCACCTGGCGTACGACGTCAGGCGGCGGCTACCAGGCGGTCGGCGTCGGCGGCCCGCTCACGGGGCGCGGTTTCCACGTCGGCATCATCGACGACCCGGTGAAGGACGCCGAGGCCGCGGCGTCCGAGACGATCCGGAACAACATCTGGTCGTGGTTCCAGGCGGTGTTCCGCACCCGCGCTGCGCCGGGAGCCGGGATCATCCTGATTATGACCCGCTGGCACTATAACGACCTTGCCGGCAAGTTGCTCGAACAACGCGAAGAGCTGCTGCGCGATGGCGCGTCGACCGACGAGATCGACGACTGGGAGTTGGTCGAGTATCCGGCCATCGCTACCGATGACGAGCACCTGTTGCCCGACGGCCGCGTGTGGCGCGGTGCGTTGCCGGAAGACGTCGAGCTGGCCGATTGTCGTCGTCTGCGGGCCAAGGGCGAGGCGCTGCACCCGGAGCGCTACCCGCTGCGCGAGCTGATGAAGACCAAGCACGCGCTCACCGCCGCCGTGTGGTCGGCGCTGTACCAGCAGAACCCGACGCCCGACGATGGCGATTTCTTCAAGCGAGCCGATATCAAATACCGGCGGTTGGACAAAGCGTACTGGCCGCTGTGCCGCCGGTTCATCACGGCCGACTACGCGCTGCGCAAGAAGCAACGCAACGACTTCACGGTGCTCACGGCGTTCGCGCTGGACTGGGATAACAACCTGTTCGTCATCGGCATGCGGCGCGGGCGCTGGGGCACGTACGAGATCGCCCGGCAGATCGTCGAAATGGTACGCACGTACAAACCCGAGGTCTACGCCGGCGAGCAGGGGCAGATCCACTACGCGGTTTGGCCGGTGGCGCAGACCGCGCTCGACGCTGCGAAGCTGTCGGTGTCGGTCGATGAGACGCTGGTGCCGGTAACGGAGAAAGAAGTGCGCGCGCGGCCGTTGCAGGCGCGCACGCAGTTGCATCGGCTGTTTTTTTCGTACGACGACCTGGCGATACCGGACGAGTACGTCGAAGCGGAAAAGGAAATGCTGCGCTTTCCCAATGGGCAGTTCGACGACACCGTCGACAGCTTGTCCTGGGGCGCGCGGTTGGCGTTGAACCTGTCGTTGCCGGCGCGACCGATAACGACTCCAAAGATCAAAAGCTGGCGCGATGAGCTGCTTGTCGCGCAGGACCACGGCAGTTTTATGAGCGCTTGAGACTATGGCTACTGAATACGACACTGCACGCGAGAATTACCAGAATTTCAGGTATGCGTACGAAAACGGGCACCAGGACTGGCTGACGCGCGCCGCGCGTTGCATCCGGTATCGGAACAACGACCAATGGGACCCGGTGGACAAGGCGCGGCTGAAACGCCAGCAGCGCCCGGCGCTGACGTTCAACATCCTCGAATCGCTGATTACGTCCATGAAGGGGCTGCAGCGTGCGATGCGCAATGACGTGCGGTTCAGCCCGGTGGCCGATGCGGACAACGACTCGGCGCAGGTGTTGGATTCGCTATGGCTGCACATCCAGAACGAGAACGCGCTGGACTTCGTTGAAACCGAGTTGTGGGAGCGCGGGCTTGTCACCGGCCGCAGCTACTACGACGTGCGCGTGGACTTCGACCAGAACATGCGCGGCAACGTGAAAATCACGGGGTTACGTTCGCAGGACGTCGTCCTCGATCCGTGTGTGGAGCAGTATGACCCGGAGACGTGGCCGCAAGTGCTGGTCACGCGCTGGCTGAATTTGCTCGAAGTCGAGCACCTGTACGGGAAAGCGAAAGCGGAGAAGCTGCGTTTCAACGGCATCCCGGCTTGGTACGACTACGAAGACGAGGTCATGGGCAACCAGCTCGTGCGTATTCCGTATTACACCGGCGGGTGGGAGCTGGGCGTCGACCGTGATCTCGTGCGTGCGCTGCGCCTGATTGACCGCCAGTGGTACAAGCTCAAGACGAAGGAAATGTTCATCGACACGAGCACGGGGGATACGAGCGAGATTCCCGAAACGTGGGACCGCGAGCGTATCGGCCGCGTGCTGGAACTGACGCCGGGGCTGTCGACCGTCAAGCGCAAGGTGAAGACCGTCATGTGGACGGTGACGTGCGAGGACGTCGTACTGCATGAGTCCGACAGTCCGTACAGCGCATTCACCGTCGTGCCGTTTTTTCCAAAGTTCTACGACGGCTACACGCTGTCGCCGACGGAAGTGCTGCTCGACCCGCAGGATATGTACAACAAGGTGACGAGCCAGGAGCTGCACATCATCAACACGACCGCGAACAGCGGGTACAAGGTGAAGACGGGTGCGCTCAAGAACATGACGGTGCCCGAGTTGGAGTCCAGCGGTGCGCGTACCGGCCTCGTCGTCGAGCTGGACGACATCAACAACCTGGAAAAGATCCAGCCGAACCAGGTGCCGCAGGGCCACGATCGCATTAGCGCGAAAGCGGACCAGATCATGCGGTCGCTGTCGGGCATCAGCAACCAGTCCCGCGGATTTGCGCGCGAGGACGTGGCGGGCGAGGCGATCCTCGCCAACCAGGCGGCGAGCGACATCAATTTTGCGGACATGCTGTCGAAGCTGCATCGCTCCAAGCAGATCCTCGCCAAGCGCGTATTGGAGTGCGTGCAGACGTTTTACACCGAAACGCGCGTGATGATGATTAATCGCGGTTCGACGTACCGGCCGGAGTTCTCCCAGTTCGCGATCAACCAGCCCACGCCCGAAGGAACCGTGATGAACGACGTCACGCGCGGCGAGTACACGACCGTGCTGGTGCCGTCGCCGATTCGCTCGACACTCACGGACGACGAGTTCACGCAGCTCGTCACGCTGCGCGAAAAACTGGGGATCAAGATTCCAGACACGATGCTCATCGAGCTGTCGAGCGTGCCGAACAAGGCGCAGATCATCCAGCAGCTGCAGGGCGACTCGAACCAGGAGCAGCAGCAACAGCAGCAGTTGCAGCAGCAAATCCAGCAGCTCGAAATGGAGCTGGCGCAGGCGAAGGCGGAGAAGGAACGCGCGGCGGCTCAGCTCAACCTGGCTCGGGCGCGCAAGGCGTTCGTCGAGTCGCAGAACGACCCGGACGCCGCGTACGAGCGCGTCGAAATGGCGCGCATCGCCGCCGAGTCGCAGAACGCGCACGAAAACACGATGGCGACGCTCGCCGGTCGCGTCATGGACCACCACGCCAAGCAGCGCGATAGCGACATTCGCGTCGCCGGCGACATGACGCGGCTGGATATGGATGCGCAGAACAAGGCGCACGATCGCATGCACGACGTTGGTATGGCGCGTCTCGGCCACGCGCATACCATGATCCAGAAACAGGCCGACAACGACAACCAGCCCGAAGCAGGAGAAACGCAATGAGCGAGATCGACACCGAGCAGGACCAGAAACTGGAAGACCGCGGCGACGAGATTACGACTGAGCAGACCGAAGCGGCGAAAGCCGCAGAAGCCAAGCGCGACGAGAAGGGGCGCTTCGTCAAGACGGATACGAAGGCCGACGAAAAGGCGGACGTAGCGAAAGAGGCCGAGGAAGGCGAAGAAGCCGAGGAAGGCGAAGAGGCCGAGGAAGGCGAAGAGGCCGAGGAAACCGAGGAAACCGAGGAAACCGAGGAAGATGCTGACGGCAAAACCGACCCGCTTGCCGCCAAGCAGGTTCCTTACACGCGGTTCAAGGAAGTCGTCGAGCAGCGCAAGCAGCTTCAGTCGGAGCTGGCGCAGCTGCGCTCGTCATCGAAGACCGTCGATAAGCAGGAAAACGAGTTCGAAGCGCAGCAAAAAGCGTTCGACAAGCGCCTCGACGAACTGTACGAGCAGGTCGAATCTGCGCGCGCCGACGGCGATACCAAGACGGCGGCCAAGCTGCAGCGTGAAATCGACGGCATGAACGGCGCCAAGGCGAAAGCGGAAGCGGCATTCATCGCCCGTCAGGCCGCCTTCACCGAGCAGCAGAACTCGACGTACAACCAGATGCTCGATTATCTGGAAAAAGTACGTCCGGTCATCGACCCGAACGCGCCGGAGTTCAGCAAAGAAGTCGTCTCGGAGCTGGAATTTCAGGTCGATGCGTACACGAAAGCTGGACTGACACCGACGGCGGCGTTGCGTCGCGCCTGCGCGTTGCTGTTCGAGGAAGACCCGTTCACTGCTACCGTGCAGCGCGAAGACAAGAAAACTCCGACTGCTGTAGTGGCCGCGAAGAAGAAAGTCGATGTGGCGAAGAACGTCGACGCAGCGAAGAAAACGCCGCCGTCGAGCAGCAGTCGTAACGAGTCGGGCGACAGCACGGCGATCAATCCGGTCAACTTGTCCGACGAAGAGTTCGACAAGCTGCCGGAAAGCAAGAAGCGCCAGCTGCGCGGCGACGACCTGTAAATCCGAACGGCGCCGCCGCGCCGCTCGAATTAAATCAAGTTTGAACATCGAATATGACTTGCTGTAGGTTCTGCGCCATCGACAGCGGCACGTCACGCCGCCCCGCCAGCACGACCGGGTAATGTCTGCGTAGTTCTCGCCAGTCCGAGCGTCATTCGGGCAGACAACGGCGCGCGATTTTGCGCGACGCAACCACTTCCTTTTGGCGAGGACTGCAATGTCTCTTACTAATTTCGGCTTGCTCACTGCTGAGCAGCTTACCGTCTGGTCGCGCGATTTCTGGAAGGAAACCCGCAACCAGTCGTTCGTGATGAGTTTCCTCGGCGACGGCCCCAACGCGATGATCCAGCGCGTGAAGGAGCTGAAGCCGGGCAACAACGGCGCCCGCGCGGTGCTGACCCTCATCAACAACGCGCAGGGCGACGGCGTTGTCGGCGACAACACGCTGGAAGGCAACGAAGCCCAGCTCAAGTCGTCCGACTGCGTCATCAACATCGACCAGTGGCGCTACGCGCATCGTCTGGAAGGTCGTATGGCTGACCAGAAGTCGGTCGTAGCGTTCCGTTCGAACGCGAAGGACCAGGCTGCGTACAAGGCGGCTGACATCCTCGACCAGCTGGCATTCCTGACTGCGGCGGGCATCGGCTACAGCAAGAACCCCGACGGTTCGACACGCGTCGGTTCGCAGCTTTCGTTGCTGTCGTACGCTGGCGACGTCACTGCGCCGTCGGCCAACCGCAACGTGACCTGGGTCGGCGGGTCCACCAATGCGTTGAGCGTCAATGCAGGTACCGGCAGCATGGTGGCTGCTGACACGCCGTCGTGGAAGATGCTCGTGCAGCTCAAGGCGTTCGCGGTCAACAAGTACGTGCCGCCGATCCGCACGAAGAACGGCATCCTGATGTACAACGTGTTCATGTCGCCGTCCGGCATTGCAGCGTTGAAGCAGGACTCCGACTTCATCACGGCATGGCGCTACGCCCAGCAGCGCGGCGATCGCAACCCGATCTTCGAGGGTACTGCGCATGGCGGCCGCGAAGGCATCTACATCGACGGCCTGAACATCCTGGAATATCGCCACGTACCGAATACGCTCGGCGCGTCCAGCGGTAGCAAGTATGGCTCGTCCGGTACCGTCGACGGCCAGGCGTGCCTGCTCATGGGTGCCCAGGCACTCGGTTTCGCCGACCTCGATCGGCAGCAGCCGATCTGGGAAGAGAAGGAGTTCGACTACGGCAACTCGCCGGGTATCTCCATCGGCCGCCGGTATGGCTTGAAGAAGCCGGTTTTCCAGAGTTCGTATACGAACAGCCAGGAAGACCACTCCGTCGTCGTTTGCTACACCGCCATCTAAGGAGGACTGACACATGGCAAAGGTAATCAACAACCACGGCCGTCAGTGGATGCTCTATGCGGTGGCGGACGTGCTGTTCAGCAACGTCACCGCTGCGAGCGGCGGCACGAGCGATTCGTTCACCATCACCATCCCGCCCAACGGGCTGCTCGACACGCTCACGGTCGACACGACCACGGCGTTCAACACCGGCGGCGGCACTCCGGTGACGACCATGACGATCAGCGATGGCACCACCACGTTTGCAAACGCGGTGGACATCACGTCGGCGGGCCGCGAGACGGTGGCCAACATCGGCAAGTTCTACCCCAACGGCGGAACGCTGACGGTGACGATCACGGCTTCGGCCGCGAGCGCCTACGCGGCACCGACGGCGGGCGAGTCGATCGTCGCTGCCGGCTACCTCGTTGTCGGTCGCGCCAACGAAGTGCAGGTGTAACAAGGGCGCGGCATGAAGCCGCTTTGCGAGCGGCGGCGACAAACACGCCGCTCGCCTTTTTCGCGCACGGCCGCCGGAGCGCGGCCGTAGCGCCTCCACGAGAAGAGAGGTTTACGACCATGCCTGAAATGATCTCACTGCGGCGCTTTGTGTTGGCGACAACGCTCGGCCACCGCATCAAGTTCGAACCGAAGACCCCAGCGTGGGTGCCGGATGAAGTCGTGCCGGACGCGATGAAAGCTGGGTGCGTCATGGCGAACGGCGAAGCGCCGTTTTTCGACGAAACGGCTCCGCAGCGCATCGAGTTCACTGGCGACCTGCGAAAGTCGCTGATCCACATGGCGCTGAAGGACATCGTTCGCGAAAACAACGCGAAGAAATTCGACGCGGCCGGACATCCGAAACCGAAGGAAGTCGAGAAAATTCTCGGGTTCGAGGTCTATGACGCTGAGTGCCTGGACTGCTTCCACATCCTGATGGCTGCGCGTACGAATCGCGAAGACGTCCCGCTGCACCCCGACGCGGACAAAGTGTTCTCCATCGTCAACGCGGAAACGAAGGACGACTTGATGGCGCACGTCGGCAAGGACGACAAGGTCGAAGGACTCACGACCAAGGATCTGCGCAAGTACCTCTTGCAGCGGCACTCGGGGCTGGCGCGTAACTGACGGCGATGATTGCGTTTACCACAGACGACCTGGCAACGATTTTCCGGCAAGAAGTCGACGACGTTCTTTCGGCGACGTCCCCCTCTCCGGTAGACGCCGATCGTCTGTGGAAAAACGCCGAAGTGTTTTCGTACATGACCGAGGCGGCCGATGCGGTCGCCAAGGCCGTCGAAGGCATTTACAAGGTTCTGCAGTTCCCTATTACGCCAGCGGCTGTAGTCGTGCCGGCAGTTCCTGTGCAGATCTCGCTGCCGCGCAACGTGCTGCATATCCGCGAGGCGAAATTGCTGGCGCTCGGTACGTACGTCAACATGACGCGCGCCGACGACCACGTCATTGCAGCGTACGACACGTACGGGCCGCCGGTGCGCAATTCGGCGTTGCTTACTTATGGCGTACCGACGGAACTGGTGCGCGACTACTACAACCGCGCGTTCTACCTTCTTCCGATCCCGAATATCACGGATACGCTCGAACTGCAGTGTACCGTGACGATCGGCACTCCGCTCGCAGCCGGCATGCCGCTTCCGTTCCTCGATACGAGCGAGCAGCGGTTGATGCTGCACTACATGAAGAAGTTGGCATATTCCAAACACGACGCGGATACGCTCGACCTGAGTCGCGCTACAGGATTCGGGGCGATGTTCGAAGTCGAAGCGCGCGAGCGCGCTTCGCGCCTGAGTAGCTACCGCCGGCCGCCAGGCACGGTTCGCATGGAGTGGTGACGGTGGCAGAGTCGTTTCCTACCGTCCCCATCAAGTTCGGCGGCGGCATTGCAAACCGAATGGCGGAGACGAAAGTTCCCCGCGGCTACGTGCGCAATGCGAAAGACGTCGATATTTCCAACGACGGCGTAGTGTCGCAGCGCGACGGCTACGCGCTGTTTGCGGCGCTCGCCGGAGCGCGCTCGTTGTGGACAGATCAACAGCTTTCCTTCGCGCTTCTCGGGGCCGCCAACGACACGCTGTATCGCATGGATTCGTCCGGTGCGCTGACCGGCATCACGTACGGACTCACGGGCGCCGA